CCTTGACGAATGCAAAGACGAAGAGTGATGTTACGTGTGCTGTCATAAATTTGACAAAACATATTACGAAGAACTCTTTTTCGAAATCGATCGCGACAAGTGCTCTGACAACGACCCTTTTGGGGGTCTTTGATATGACGATCACTGAGTTGCAAGGTGATTGGGTGTTGGACCAAGTCGATTCTATCGACGGTCTGATGGCTAATTATGACAAGATCAAAAATTGCAAATTGTTTGCGAAATTTGGGAAAGTGTGTGCGTACGGTGTGATGTACGGCCTTTTTGAAAAGATGGGGATCCCGGTTAAGAGTAACTTGTGGGATCTGAGTCAGCATGCGAAGACGCAGCAAACTCTGTTTGACGCGCCCGACTTTGCTAAAGCCATCCTTGATTTGGTGCTCTTTACCGTCCGACAAGGACGACAGAGCTACATTCACGGAACTGTTATGAGCATGTTTCACACCGGTGAGACGTGGGAGCAGTGGCTTGATGCTGCAACAGAAGTTGAGCTTATGGCGCGACACCTTTCGAACCCGGAAGCTCTCAAAAAAGAGTATCCGGATTTTACAGAGTGTGCGTTTACAGCAAAACTAAAAGACCTAATCGCTAAGGGGGAAACGATGAAGGCCGTCACCGATGGTGGCGACAAGCGCTATGTTACGCGCATATTAGCAAAGCTGAAAGAAATTGATGCAATGCATATGACGAAACAGTCAGCGCAGGAGATGCGACAAGCACCTTTTGGTGTGTTTGTGTATGGATTCCCTGGTGTTGGAAAGACGTCTGTCATGGACATCTTAACCTCGTACTTTTCAAAGTTGCGGGGACTTCCACTTGAGGACAAGTACATTTACACCAAGAATGCTGCAGCTAAGTTCTATGATGGATTTGCTAGCTACATGTGGTGCCTTGTGTTGGACGATGTAGTGTGCTTCCGTAGAGCTGTGGTTATGGGAGTCGACGAATCAGTGAATGAGATCATCAAGGTCTTGAACAATGTTCCGTACGTCCCAGACCAAGCAGCCCTGGAGGACAAAGGCAGAACGCCGATGCGTGCTGAATTGGTCTTTGCCACGTCAAATGTCAGTGACATGAGCTTGGATCATTATTTTGAGAAGTCGGGTGCGGCGTATAGGCGGTTTAACTTTCGAGTGACACCGCATGTCAAACCTGAATATCAAACAGCAGCAGGTGCATTGGACTCAACCAAAGTCCCTGACACAGATGGCGGTTACGATGATTTGTGGACATTTGATGTGCACTTGCCATATGTGACTGCCGATATGAAGGGCATGTATCCTGAGGACACGAAGTTGACATTTGATGGAATGAAGAGTTTTTTAGCTTGGTTTAAAACCCGAGTTGACGAACACTTTAGGAGCCAAGATTTGATGCTGAGTGCTAGTAAGAGTAACAGAGACGTTGAAGTGTGCGGTGTTTGCAAAATGCCAGCGAACTGGTGCGAGTGCCCAGCTTTTGAGTTACAGAACCTCTGTGTGAAGTGTACACCTCTTGGTGCAACATGTGCCAATTGTCAGTTTTGTGACTGCATTTGTAAGTGCGAAGTAATGATGCGGAAACGCTATAACGAGACACGTTCTCGGTTGGCAATTTCACGTATCACGAAAGCACAGATGGATGAGGCGCACCGTCTTGAGGAGGAGTACATTGATGGAGATAAGTACTTTGAAGATGGAAACGACGTGTGCGATGCCTATGCAAGCGTAATTGATTCGCAAGTTACGCGACAGGCGACCTTCGTTGACAGGTGTATTGCGCGTTTTGCTCATTTCGCGTTGTACCTTGTCATTGAATACGAAGTTTTCCAATCAGCGGGCTGCTGGGTGTACTCTTTTCCTATGGTTAGGAGATTTGTTCATCGTCGGATAGCACCAAAGTGTGTGTCGCTCGCAACTCAGAAGAGGATTATGAACTTCTTGGGCAAGTTTGTGGATAAGAGATTGGGACGGACGCGACTGACCGACGTGATCGTAAGTTGCCTAACCTCTTTCTTAGCCATTGTTGCCGTTGGATTTGTCATCAAGAGTGTTGTTGGCGTCTTCAGTAAGAAAACGACGTACGAGCAGCAGCATGCGGAGGACTTTGGTGGTCGTGCTCCAAGCGTGGCGAAAGAAGAGAGCCAAAATGTGTGGTACAACGACAGATACACACTTACCTCCTTTGACGTGGCGATGACAAACCACAATTTGCCGACGGATGGGAAGCAGTTGGCTGAGCGTTTTGGGAACAACATTGGTCGAGCGAAGATCATGTATGAACACAAGGGTGAGGTTCGCTTGGTGACCAACATGGTTATCTGCCTTGGAGGACATTTGTACGTCAGCAACGCACATGCCTTCAATGCACCACCTGAGGTGCAGCAGTTTGCTCTTGAGATGTCGTTTGGTCCACACTCTGAGGGCGTGTCGAATGTCATTAGAGGTGTGATCGGACGTTCAGAATTGACTTGTGTGGAAGGCTCAGATGTCATTTCTTTCGAGTTCTTGATGTCTCCGCCCCGCAAAATCATTTCCAAGTTCTTTGCCTCTGCTACTTTTGACGGTCTCTTTGATGGCTTTCTGCTCCTTCGTGGAGAAGATGGTCAGCTCGAGGCGCGTCGTGTGAGCAAAATCAAGTCCGGCTACATATCGCAAATGGCAGGAGTCTATGATTTCGATTGCCATGTGTTCACTTACGTACCAGAGAAGCCCACGGAGAAAGGAGACTGTGGGGCCCTACTCGTTGCCATTACGGGTTTTGGTCCACAACTCCTTGGCTATCATTTTATGCTCGAGAAAGACAAGTGCATTGGGTTCGCTACCCATTTGCCTGTCGAGCTTGGTGATAAGCTGCGGAGCATTTCTCGCTTTCCGCAGTTCCAGCCTGCAGCACCTTCATTGAGTGCGCCTGGAATCCCGGTGGTGGTGGGTGAGCTCCATTCCAAGAGTGTGGTTCGTTACATCAAGGAGGGCCGGGCTAACGTGTTTGGAACCTTGAAGGGTATTAACACGCGTGGCACGAAGTCTAGCGTTGTTCGCACACCGATTTGCAACCATTTGGAACATGTTCGCACAGTGTCCATTCCCCGTTTTTTGCAGAGAGAATTTGCTCCCTCGATGCACAGGTGGGAGCCGTGGCGCAAAGCAGCATTGGACATGATGAACCCGATCGTGACCATGGAAACGCCTATTTTGAAGGAGTGTGCGGAGGCTTTCTTGGACGATATTGTTAACGGCTTGACTGAAGAGGACTGGGCAGGACTGCATCCATATGACATTGGAACTGCGGTTAATGGTGCTCCCGGAGTCAAGTATGTCGACAAGATGAATCGGGCCACGAGCGCAGGTTTTCCGTTCAACAAATCAAAGAAGCACTTTCTACACCCATCGAGTGACGACAGGTGGGCAGATGGTGTTGAAGTTGATGAAGTCATCCTTGATCGCGTTCGTACCTGTCTCGAAGGGTACAAGAACGGTGTTCTTTACGCTCCTGTCTTCTCTGGCAACTTGAAAGATGAGCCAAAATCGAAGAAGAAGGTGTTGTCCCACAGCACGCGAGTGTTTGCGGGTTCGCCTATGGAGTGGAGCATCGTTGTGAGGATGAAATTCTTGCCGTTGATCCGGTGTGCTCAGAAAAATCGATTTCTCTTTGAAGCTGCGCCTGGTGTCAATTCACATTCTTTGGAGTGGGAGGAGATTAGGGAGTACCTTACTGAGTTTGGTGAAGATCGCATGATTGCTGGTGATTTTGTCGCTTTCGATAAGAAGATGGCGACAAATGCTACCATGTATGCGTATTGGATCATGATCGAGATCTGCAAGCGGAGCGGGAACTATTCAGAAGAGGACATTAGGATTATGTGGGGCATTGCAAATGACACCTGCTACCCAACGATTAATTTCAACGGGGATCTTATCCAATTCTTGTGCGGAAACCCTTCGGGACAACCGCTCACAGTGACGCTCAATGGGCTTGTCCACAGCCTTTACATGCGTTTCGTGTTTCGCAAGCTCGAGTACGATGTTCGTAGGTTTAAGGAGTTCGTGCGCTTGGCAACGTACGGCGATGATGGCGCTGCTGGTGTGAGTAAGGAGGTGCCGCACTTCTCACACTCTTCAATCCAGCAGATTCTTGCAAATGTGGGTATTGGTTATACGATGGCAGATAAGGAGTCTGCGTCGGTACCATACATCTCAATGAACGAAGTGTCATTTCTCAAAAGGGAGTGGCGATATGACGAAGAAGTTGATGCGTACCTTGCCCCTTTGGAGTGGGGTTCCATTAACAAAATGCTGACAGTTCATGTGCGCTCGAAATCAGTGTCCGTAAGGGCGCAGATAGTACAGGCCATGAGCACAGCCGTTGGAGAGGCATTCTTCCACGGCCGGGAAAAATTCAATGAACTACGCACAATTTTGATTGACACCGCGGAGAGGTGTGATTTGAATGTGTACGTAGAGGATGATACGTTTCCCACATGGGAGCAGTTAGTAACGCGCTTCGAGGTGAACAGTAGAAATACAAACATCAAGAGGGTGCGCAGAACACTGCTCCAAAAACCCCAATCCCTAGTTACTGCTGAATCTGAAAGGTCAGAATCTACCCATGAGGTTCAGAGCGTGGAGGGGCTGGTTATCCCGCACGGGCGTTCCCCGAAGTCCGTTTTTACGGATGTGCAAAGCTGGAGCACGGAAAAAGATCTTGGAGCTAGTGGATGGGCCTACGCTGGCTCTGAAATTCGGTCATTCACCAAAATTCAATCACCAACCACAAAACACCAGGTAAAGGAACGTACAGGCGCGAGACAGGCAGTTAGATCTCGCGACGTTTATGAGCTACAGGCAAGTGTATCTACACCAACGCCAATGGCCATCGACGATGCCACCGCAATGACCGCAACTGAAGAAATTCAGAATGTGGCATTTGCAAACGAAGGAGAGAGTGACGACCTCAAATTCGCCAGCGTGAGGGATAAAACCTTTACGCAAGACGCCCAGGGAACAGCAGACTTGAAGGACTTTCTAGGACGTCCAGTGGAAATTGACACATTCACATGGACTGAGAGTAGTGCTACATTGTTACAGAGATCGTTCACACCATGGCATTTGTTTTTCAATGATGTCCGTATCAGGAAGAAAATTGACAACTTTGCTTATGTGAAAGGAAACCTACATTTGAAGTTCACGATTAATGCCTCGCCGTTCTATTATGGAGCGTTGGGGGCGTTTTACCGACCACTCAGTGGGTATTTCGACAATCTCACGTCAACTGCCACGATTCCACAGATCCAGATTCCAATTTCACAGCGGCCGCATGTTTGGTTGAATCCGCAAGAAGTCTCGACAGCAGAGATGACATTGCCATATTTCAACTTTAGCAACTGGTTGCGTTTGGGCACAGCACAAGATTTCATCAATTTCGGCACTATTGACCTCTGGCAGTTCGCTACGTTGCGTTCAGCTAATGGTGTCGCAGGCACTGGTGTCACTATCACCACATATGCCTGGATGGAAGATGTTGAGATTTGCGGTCCGACAGTTGCCCTTTCAATGCAATCGCGTAAGAGTTCTGCACGTGCTGATGAAGCATGGTGGAAGCCTAATGGTCAGATCAGCGACTTAGCTTCAAAGGTCGCGGATGTTGGAGGTGCAATGGGCAAGTTTGGATCGCTCGGTCAGTATGCAGGCTCCACTGTTGCTGGTGCCGCTAATGCCGTTGGAAGTATGGCTGCAATGTTCGGGTTCACGAATACACCCATCGTGAATGATGTGATGCCGTTCAAGAGTTTACCATTTCATTCTCTGGCGTCTACTGAGATCAGTGAACCAACAAGCAGGCTAACGTTCGACCCCAAGCAAAGTGTTGACATCGATAGCAGTACGACTGGATTGGACGGAACTGATGAGATGGGTATTTCGTACCTATGTCAGAAAGAATCGTTCCTCACTGGTACCCTGTGGACGACAACATCAGCGAAGGACACATTGTTGTTCTCGTCGCGTGTTACGCCAATGCTGTACAACTTCCGCACAGTGGCAACGAGTCGTCAAATCTACACAGTTCCCATGTGCATGGTCGGTCAGCTCTTTCAGCAATGGAAGGGTGATGTCATCTATCGGTTTAAATTTGTACGAACGAAGTACCACCGAGGAAGAGTGCGCATCACGTGGGACCCTATTGGCAACTTGACAGATACTGTGTCCACAACTGTTGCGTACACCAAGATCGTCGACCTGGAGACGGACGATGAGTTTGAGTTGCGGATCCCATACATGGCAACCGATCCTTTCTTGCGTACGTGGCCGAAGGGCGCTGATTGGAATCAAGTGCCTTACAGCAACACAACGTCTTACATCGGGACGGACAACCTCTACGCAAATGGCACGATCACTGTGCGTGTTCTGAATGCGTTGACGGCCCCTGAAGTGTCGAGTGATATTGACATTTTGGTGTTCGTGCGAGCGGCAGACAACCTTGAGTTCGCTAATCCGACTCAACCCCCTCGTATGACACCGTATGTTATGCAATCCAAGGTTGAGACAATTGGTTCGCCACAGAGCTTGAGTGAAGTTGTGCGCAGCACGGTGGGAGAGCGCATCATTTCATTGCGACAGGTTCTGCATCGATCGAGTCTTGCGTACACCTTGGTTCACCCGGATCTTGGTTTGCTGGCGGGATTCAACAACATCTACCTGAGTTGGTACTTGCCCAAAATGCCCCTGTTTGTTGGTTTTGATTTATCAGGCCTTCATAATGCAGATGGGATTGTTGTGGCGGGGAACAAGCGATACAATTTCGTTCCAGTGCATCCGCTCTCGTACATGGCGCCCGCGTTTGTTGGTAGACGTGGGTCCGTGACCTGGCATCACAATGTTGAGGACACAAACAATGTGGAAAATGCCCTGAGCCGTATCACTGTGTCGCGTGCGCCTTCAAGTACAGGTATGACAGCAGACCAGAAACTTTGGTGGATTCAAGGCAACAATTCGGCCAACATCGGTTCACGCATTGCTTCCAATTTATTGAGAGAGCGTGGAGGTGTTGTACCTGCACTTCAGGGTGCAGAAGGTATTTCCGTTACCAATCAGTTGACACAAGCGGGCATGTCAACTAATATCCCCCACTATTCGCGCAAAAGGTTCTTTGTGAATAATGCGCCAACATGGTGGGCAGACCCAGTGAACGAATTCGACAAATACGTTTTGTCGTACACGCTCGCTAATGCAACACTCACGGATTACAAGAATGTGACCGTCTCCTCGTACGCATGTGCGGGACCAGACTTTAACTTCTTTTTCTTCTTGAATACACCCGACTATTGGTTTGTGTCAAATGGCTTACCAAATGTCGGGTCTGCAGACCCTCCGATCTCAGCCCAAATCTAGATCGAACCTACGTGTGAGGATCAAAACCAAGTTTATCGCTTGGGGTCGTTCCCCTCACACCAGTGGCTACTTTTCAACGGTAGTCCCACTCTTCGGAGTGCTATGCGTTGGAGCCTAAGGGCTCTATGCAAACCCAGAAACACTATCTTTTTTAGATTGCTTGTGCGCCGATTTTAATCGCGAGAAAACTGGGTTTCACCCAGGATTCTTTCGAGGAATTTTTCGGGACGCAAAGTTGAGGTCTTTGACGTTTGCC